GCACCCCCATTACCAAAAGCCATTTGATAAATTTCTCCAATTCCTCTATTGGATAATGTGTTTGCTAGAGCCTCGCTCATATTTTCATAGTTGATGGCATTCTTTTTGTCTAGAAAAACCTCTAAACTCTTAGGGTCGTATATTTTTAAGAAACCCTCAACTTTATATTGTACGTTAATAATGGACATTTATCAGTCTCCCCTCTTTTGCACCAATACTTGCTTAGTGTTAGGGTCAAAAATTTTAATATGAGAGGAGAAATAAACACCTGAATTTTCATTTGGCTTCTTTTCAGAAGTTGATTTTTGCGGTGTTACTTTCGCTGGCTCTTTCATAGATTTATTTATCATTTAGGTTATATCCGTTTTCAAGAATATTGCAGGGTACGTGTCTGCGATCTGTAATGGATCACCCTCTGTTGGGTTATATGTACCAGGAATTGGGTTCCAAGTAATTCCATAATCTGCTACGCTCATTCTATTAGCAGCTAATAGTCCATATACTGTGCTGTATTTTGCATGTACTGGTTGTACCCCTGTGCCATTAGCCCCTCTGCTACCAATAGTCAATGTATTTTCTTCAAGGTCAGCACCTACAATGCGTATTTGTTCGCCATTGATTAATATTGTGTTACCTTCGATTGTAGTAATTTGCAACACATCTCCCTCTTCAATGTTGATTGGCTTAGACTTAATCTTAAGTGTTGGAGCAGTATTTTCAATTATTACTTGATATTGTCCTGGACTTAATAATAATGACTTAGTTTGGTTGTAAACTGTTACGTTTAAGATATCATTTTTATGTGCGTTTAATCCAACATAAATGTAACCATCAATTGCTGCCGGTACTGTATTTGTTTGTTCAATTACATTTGTTAAGTGTGTAATATCTTTTACATAAATCTTAGTTTCATATCTATCTAGTTCTTCTGTTAACCAAGTTCTTGCTTGACTGTTTACACGATAGACATAGCCTTCGCCTCTGCTGCTGACAAAATTGATATATCTTTCTTCAGCAGGAGTTTCTGCTGGCGTCATACTTGTAATAATAACTGCATCCCCAGCCTCAATTGTAGCAAGTATACCAACTTCATTGTAGGCATACAATCTTAATTTTGAACTTGGTACTCTGTAACCATTTACAGTTACCCATAAACGATCAACATTATCTTGTTGCCATTGTGTTACACCTATTAATCCTGAAGCGTCGGTCAATTCAAATACTTCACCACCGCGTTCTAATGAAACAGTAATTTCATTTAGGCTGTGTGCTATGCCAGTTCCGTCACCTGTGTTTGTACCATTCGCAACAAATGTGTTGTACAAGTTTACACCATATATCGTTGTTGATGCAACAGTTTGTAGTTTGCTTAATGCATAAGTTCCTTCTTGACCTGATCCAGTAATTACGTAATCAATTACTGTACCAGCAGAAATTCCTGCACCTGATATTTGTTGTCCTACTTGTAGGAATCCTGATGTTACTGCTGTTACAGTTAAAATTGCAGCAGACTTAACTTCGCCTGTTTCGCGCTCAATATAAGTGCCTGGTGTGATACTACCTGTAAATTCTGAATCTGCTGTGGCACCTACTGCTAACCAATCTGTTGAGCCTAGATAATGAATAGAATATTCATAACCATCTTTTAGTTTTGTTGCACTAGTTTCAGGGGCAACATCACGCAAGAAATATTGTGTGCCATAAGTCAATCCACCCATTAAATTGTCGCCAATTTGCGCAGCATATTGACTAAAGTAAACTGGAGTATTAGCAATCAAGTTGTATGTGCTTGCCACTGTGATTCTATCTGTAACTGAATCTGTTAATGAGGCATTCGTATCAATGATAATAAATTGTCCCTGTTTCCAAGCATATCCACCACTGATATAAGATGATACGCCAATAACAGGATTATTATCTGGTGCATTGTATGCAGGATCGTATGGGGTTTCATAAATTCCAAATGTATAATCGTCTATAACATGTACATAGAATACTTTGCCATTTAATTGAGTAGAACCTAGAATACCATCTAATCTTACTTCTTCATTTGTTACCAACAAGTTTGGTACGCCAGTAGTAATTGTTGTAGTTTCGTTACCTGCAACAATGCCCTTGATTGTGCCTGAGAAGTTTGAAAGAGTAACTATATCACCATTGACATTTTCAACTACAATTGTATTGTTTAGAGTATCAATTGCATTGACAAAATATACTTCTCCTATTGTATCTAAATTACCATAGTTGGCTTGTAATGCAACACCATCGCCTGAGCCTGTTGCACTCGCAGTAAATAATCCACCTACTTCAGGAGTGCCAACATAACCAATAGCGTTCCAATTTGTATCTCCGAGTTCTTCAATTCTATACAAAGTACCAACAATTAATTGGCCTACAGTGATTCTATTACACTTGAATTCTATAGGATTTCCTACAAGTATACCTGAAACACTTTCACATTGAATTTCATTATTACTTGAATAAGTTTCTGTTACAGTCACTACTGTAGGTAATACTATTCCAGTATTAATATATGTGATGTTTGCAACATTAACGCTAAAAGTCAACGCTGGCATTGCGCCAGTGTCATAAGTAAATGTTATTGGATTGCCGCCTGGTGTTTCACTTATAACAAAATCAGTGCTGTTAAGTATTTCTGTAACAAAGTATTTTCTATTAGAACTTACTCCATTTAACAATGGAGCCTCAAACACTAAAGGTTGTCCAACAGTTAATTCAGTTGTAGAATATGGTGATTGCAATGTCATCCAATTTAACAATGTGTCGTAACCTACAGTATCATATGGCAACTCATCAAATGTTTCTTCTAAATGATTTGTGCTTTCAACAATAATTGTTGTGCTTGGTATGCCTGATGCTGCCCATTCTGTTGTGAAATACTGTGTATCAGTATTATTATATGTTGTGACTGCTACTGTATTTCCTGTAGGTGCTACATTAAAGCCAAGCGCATTTGTCTCAGGATATATAGTATAACTTCCAATATCTACACGTAAACCATCTACTTCTACAACAGCATTTTCCGGATTTAATTGACCAGCAAAGTTGTCAAGATAATAAGTTGATCCTGACAATTCAAATACTTGTGTCTCTGGTAATGTGTAACCCAATGGTGATGGTTGTAATTCACCAAAGAATGAATATGCTACATAATCAACATCAGTTAAATGTTGCGCTAATAGCATTTGTGCATTTATACCATCCTGTGCAATTGTTACTGCATAGTCATTAGTAATAAATTGTGCTGTACCATAACCATTACTTAATACTAATGGATTGCCTGGATTTGCCGGATCTTCAAGTGTAAATTCATTTGGATCGACAAAGTATAGTACTGTATATTCATAATGTGGTATAATCTCTGGACAGAAAGTTGCAATTGCATTATCAAATGTTATACTATCGCCTACAACTATACCTGTTAGTGTATTTGACACTACTGTATTTGTAGTTGCCTTTGTTCTGTAAGTGTAGAATGTTACACCATGCGTTAAACGATTACCATTCTTCATTACGATAGGATCAGTCCAAAACAGGCCATTACCAATTGTTATAACAACTCCCATTTGTCCTGACGCATCAGTTAAAGTAAACGTTGGTCCTGGAGTACCATTAGTTATTGAAGTTGTGATTGATATGCTATTTGTACCTGTGCTAATTGTTTTGACATAATATATTGCTTCAGCAGTAATGCCACCAAATACATCTCCGCTAAATGATATTGGCATGCCTACTACAAAGTTTGTAACATCGTCTACTCCAATTAATTGAGTGACAGAATTTGTACTTCTTGCGATAGTTTCGATTGGTGTAAAGTATGGGCGTACAATACCATTACCTTGTTCTATACCTGCTGAGTAGTTAACTGGCAAGAAGATTTCGTCAAATCCACCTGTATCGACATTGCTTACATATGGTGCAAGTTCAGTACTTGATTGTACTAATTGTAGACCATTGCCTACGTTGTAAATGTCTACACGTAGTTTGTCGCTTGGACCATAACTTAATGGAGTGTCCAGAATAATTAATTGATTTACCCAATCTACTGTATAGTCAAGGTCTTTATAAATTGTTCTGCTTACGCCAGTGTTTGCATCAATAATTGATACTGATACTTGAGCAGGAACTTCAACTAGGCGCTGTCTAGTTGTTTCGTTATAATTAAATCTATAAATTACCTGTATTTCGGATATTGGTGACAATTCTTGTGAAACTACACCATATCCGTTGTGTGAATATTGTTCTATTGGCCAGTTACTGCCTGGGCGTGTATTGACAGTTAATTGTATGCTATCTGTTACAGTACCTGGAACTAGTTCTTCTGGACCATAGCCTTGTAGGAATGGTCCGCCATCAACTGTATAATCAGGAGCAGCCGTTAGGAATACTTGATGGTTTGTCCAAGTAACTCCATCGTCGCTCTTGATAATTGTATTATTATCGCCTACAGCAATGTACTGTCCAATATTGGATGCGTAGTTTACAGCGTTTAGATTTTCTTCAGTACCACTTACACTTTCTGTCCAAGTTATGCCATCACTGCTTGTTAATATAGTACCTTCATCGCCCACTGTTACAAGCAATGAAGCACCGTATGTTATATCATTTAATGTTGCAGGTCTTGGATACTTGTACATGAAGCATGGAAGTGTTGGCAAGCCTGAATAATTTAATACAATTAGGTTATCTAATTCGTCGCTTAATGTAAGGTTACTACCAGATAATGTACGTATTTTATAAGTTGTGCTTGAACTTAATACATCAAAACTTTCAGTAAATCTTACAAGGTCGCCTACAGTAAATCCAATCAAACTCTTGACTGAAAGTTGATTGCCACTTGATGTACCTGTGACTTCTGTTTCGTTTAAACCAATCCAAGTTTGAGCATCTGAACTTCTGTAAATAACACCATCGGTACCTACAGCATACAAGTATGTGCCGTCATTTGATAGTGATTTGAAGCCTTGGTTAGTCGTACTACCTAAATTATCCCAACTTACTTGAGTCCATTCAGATCCGTCTGTGCTATATAAAATGACTGCTGTAGAAATATAATCACCATTTACTAAACGAACACCCTGACCTACAGTAACAAATCCAGTAAATCCAGGAATGTCAGTTGATATAACATCATATAGTGTGACTTGATTTACATCGTCAAAATAATATACTGTTGACCAATTGTAAGTATCATTACTTGCAACAATCTTATCGCCTACTGCTACATAAACATCATTTAAATATGCTACACTTTGTAATCTGCAAGGAGGTATACTTACAACAATGCCTACTCCTTTAGGAGTAATATCCCAGGCATTATATGTTCCTGTTCCTGTTGTAGTTGAAATATTAACAGTCATTAAACCTGTGTTAATATCATAATCAACAACAGTACCTGACATGCTATGTGATAAGTCATGACTAATAACAATTTCTTGATTAATATCCCAGGCTAAACCTGTTCCAACTGTCAATAACTTATTACCAATACCTATACCCAATGTTGAAATACTTGATGTAGAATAACTGTCTAATCCATTTGTTGCCCAAGTAATGGCATCGTCACTTCTCATTAATGGCGTTGCCACATTATCACTTGTCATCAAATAAACATCATTGATTAATGTTAAATCTGTTAGATTGATTGGTTGTTGAGTAATCTTTCCTACGTTCCAGCGATTTTGAGTTAAATTTGAAACTAGTGCTGAATACTTAGGCAAGTTTGCTGGCAATGTATATTTGGTATTGTTATACAATACCGCAGAAAAATCTATATTCTTTTGTTCAAATGGTTGATCAGTAATTATTGTATCAACTGGCAAGATGCTATTAGGTTCGAATGGTTGACCTAAGTAAGTTGTGTTAGGATATTCTAATCCTGTAAACAATTGTGGTAGATCAAGTCCAGGCATAGTGCTAGTTGGTTCATAATAGCCTACAGCACGATCAAGAGCATTTAGTTCTTGTGATCCTGATGGTATTTCTTCCCACTTGCCAAATATAAACTCTTTGTCATTATTAGAAATAACGCATCTGTATACCTTAGGAGGTACAGCAGGATTAGTTCTATATCTAACAACACTTGCTTGGAAAGTAAATGGCTCAGGTAGCATCATGAAGCCACCCGGTTTAGCCATTGTCATATTTCCAGTATATGGGGGAACAGGACTATATGATATACCGCCCGGTGTATCTGTAATCTTAACAGAAGTTGAACTTGGTACATCATATATGTAATATGTTTGTGCTAATGTTACACCACCAAACACTTCACCTGTAAATATTACAGCATCGCCTTCAGCGAATCCACTACTATCTCCCACAGTCCATTCTTCAGTACCAGGATTTGCTGAAGTGACATTTGTTGTTGTAAAGCCAGCGAATGGGAAATCTAAACCGCTGACAGGAACTGTTTGCAATGGATCATTATACAATTCAAATGTATCAATTCCAGTTACTTTAACATAATAATTCTTCTGTTTTAGCGGAACATTACCAGTTACAATTACATTTGTAATGTTTCCTAATAATCCTACGCTATCTACCGTTATAATACAATTGTTAGTTGGTGTTGTGCCGCCTAAATTTGCACCTAAAACAACAAATTGATTTCCTACTGTAAAGCCCTCACCGCCATCTACAACCTTAACTGAATAACCACCTAATATTGATTGAATTAAGAATGATGGAGGATTTGTATCGAACTTAGTTTTCTGTGTTAATTTTGCTGGACCATTGCTTGTAGTCAATGATAATGCTGAACCACCCAAAGTATCTGTTACAGTTAGATAATCAGGACCTGCACCATACGTTAAGCCTGCATCATCGCCTATTTCTACTGCTATACCACCTGGATAGTTTGTTATTTCAAATTGGCTATATGGCGCTGAACCACTTAATTTTACGTAATATTTTTGACCTAATATAATATTACCTAAACCTGCACCACTGAACACAATGGGCATGCTGTCGTATAAATCATATGTTTCATTACAATGTATTATAGTTGAACTATCACTATACTGGCAAGTAATTGAAATAGTACCTTCGCTTTCTACATAATAAGTTTCTAATGTTGGGAATAGTGGGTTCAATCCACCTATGGTTGTGTTAATAGTAAATGGCATATTAACATAAACATCTGATAATGTGCTTGTTGTTTCTTGCAATACTAACTTATTACTTCCAGTCAAACTCTTAACAACATTTCTTTCAACAAGATTTGTTAACAAAGTGGGTGTTACAGGGCCGTAAATTTCGCCTGTTTGATAGCATGTAAATATTTGACCGTCGACTTGTCCTGGACTTACAGGCAAACCAATAGTCATTGTAGCATTGCCGGTCGCTGTTGTTAATTGTACAACATTGGATTGATCAATAACTCTAGCCTTTGTGCCGTTTAATGTAGTTGCAGTGCCGGATCCAGTGCCGACACCTGTGGCAACAAATTGTATTCCAACAATGTTACCAATAGCACCTATTAGGGTAAAATCAGTTGTTCCTAATGATTCAATTGTGTAAGATTCACCAATTACAAATGAACCTGCATTTACACTTGAACTTGAAGTTGCAGGAACCGTTGTTAACGCAAATTCATCGTAACCGTTATATGATGTTGTCAAAACAACTGTATCATAAGTTTTATCTACTGCTTTAACATAGTAAACAACGCCTTCTAATATGTTACCAAAATCAGTTACGCTTGATCCTAATATTTGCATATTTTGAAATATCAGAGGTGTATTGACTGAAATACCTTGGACTGTATTTAATGTAGCAATGTTTCCTACACTATTAGTTGCTAACAATGTAAACTGTAATGGTTCCGGAGTTTCACTTATTGTAAATGTTTGTGAATCGATAACTGTAGTTACGTAGTAATTTTCATTTTCTCTGATTCCACCAAATACATTTGCAGTGAATGTAACAGGAGCACCTATATACAATTGTGCTGTGCCTCCTGTGCCTAAAGCATTTAGCGGAATAGTAAATGCATTGTTTGTGCTGCTACTTGCTGTGACAGTTCTAATCCCTTGATAAATCGTAGTTATTTCAGCAACATTGGTAACATGACCAGTATAGCAGTATACTGGCGAGCCAACTACTGTTAAGTTAGTACTAAATGTTATGCTTGATCCGTCAACTGTAGCAGAAATTTTAAATTCTGTATCGCTAACTATTTCAGAAACATAATATGTTTGATTACTTACTAATCCAGTAATAGTTATTGGACCATTAAACTTAATTGGCATGTTCTTAAAGAAGCCAATTGTTGATCCTGATGTTGTTTCACTTACAGGTGCAGATAATTTTAATGTAATTGTATCGTTAGTGAAGTTATCGACAAAACGCTCAAATGATGACCAGTGTGTCGATGCATTATTTTCTACGTTGACGATTGGGAACACAAAACCTTGGGCACTTGCAAGTACGTTATTGATGCTAGGCTGTGTGTCATCTAATAATAATGACCAACTTGCAACGCTTTGACTTGCATAGTCGCCAGCAAAGAAACTACCATAGAATGAATCTGATTTCCAATCAGTAACTTTACTATAGTAAGAATTTCTATCAAACTTGAATCTTACAATGTTTTCTCTTACAGGCTGACTGGATGTTACTGCACTTGCCTTTGCACCCAACCATAGTTGATTTTTCGTGCTTGGGCCAGAAACAGTGAATGGGACACGATTTTGGTCGGCATAAGCATCGTCATATGTTGTGTAAAGAGCAATAGTTGGGGCAGGAATATTTTCAATTAATCTAATATAATACCATTGTCCTTCTTGTAGGAAATTGATTGGTGTTCCCGAACCATTATGATAACGTATTAAATTTCCTGTTTGTACAGTGAAGCCTGTTAATTGAATAGTATGTAATTCACTATCAACTGCTGTGCTATCAAAATTAATTTTTACTGATGGTTCTATAATAATTTCTGGTAGTGCTTGATAACCTAAACCAGGATCAAGCACGTTAATGGCTGTAACTCTATCTAAACTCATTACTGCTTCAAGCACAGCAGGTCTTTTTGGAGGGTCGTATTTTTCTAAATCAATATAAGCAGTAACTTTTGGAGGATTAAAATACTGACTACCTGTTTCTAAAAGTAGTACTTGTGGAAGATCCATATAAATTTTAGCATTTGGCAAGTGTGATATTGCTGTCGTACCGTCTAGTCCTCTGACCAAATTCAACAACAAGTTTAATGCACGGTCTATGCCACTATATGTAATAATTTCTTCGCCAATCTTAATAGTACCATTTACTGGGAAACCACTTGAATTCTTAACTACAGCAAATTTCACAAATCCTGCAGGCAAGTAATCTGCTAATTCAGTCATTAAGTAATCATTTTGACCAGTTAAACTTAATCCATAGTTATCGAACCAATTTACATATTGGCCTTCTTGCCAAATGTCAGAAGATGGCAAGTATTGATTTTGTTGATTTTTCTGGATACCACCATATACCAACTCAGGGGATTCAAATGAATCTGTATTTTTATTATAAGTTGCTGGTAAATCAAAGTCTGTTAAGTCACCTTCATACACATCTGTGCCAGTGTAATTTAAAATGAATTCTTTAATTACTACGTGATATGGTTTAACTTCGTTTAGATACCCAGATAAAAACTCATTGCTGTCAGTTCTAAATTTTTCTGTTGGTAACAACTCACGTACTTTATGTTTTACATCAAGCAAACTTGTCTTTGTTAACCATGGCAGATAATTTTGACTTTCATTTGTTTCACTTGTAATATACTCAAACATCAAAATTAAGGACTTATTGCGGTGTATTAACAATTCTTCTATAAAGATTTGCTCGTTTAATGCACGAATAATCCAATAAGTTTCTTGGCTTGGGAAATAATCAAATGAATCTGTGGCAAAGAAATTGCCATCAAAACCAAATTTTCCTGTGCCGTAATTATATAAACCGCTATTAATTTCGTATGTACCTTTGAAGATACCTATACGAACCCAATCACTAAAAGTTTTACCTGCACTATCTGTTAATTGTTGATATTGATAAGTTTCTATATAACCACTGCCACCGTTCTTTACTCTAACGATAGTACCTTCATTTACCGAAAGTTTTGCAAGATCGCTATAAATTTCTACTTGATATGCTGGTTTAGTATTATTATCAAAACCAGTTGCCCACCAATCAACTTGGGTGATAAAGTTTGCAACATCATAGTTTGTACCACTCTTTGTTAAGAATGTTGCGCTTGGACGCATCTCAACAATAGGATATTGTTTCATCACAGCATTAGCATATTGTATATAATTTTCTAGTGCCTTGAATCTGTTGTAGAAGAAACTCTGTCTTGGGCGAGCTAATACACCACTTTGTACTGCTAACGGTAGAAACGGATTAGGTACAACATTGCCGTTTCCTTCTTCGTCTACGCCTGCAAAACTATCTAACAATCTATCATACAAACCTGCTGGTTCTTTTAATGTTGTAGTATTAGGAATACCAGGCAAGAAATCATCAGCAAAATCTGCACGAATTAGTGTGAATTCTTGATGCGGTAATGATTCACCTGTAGTTGTACTATATCCAATTTGTAATATACTGTCGTTTGCGTTTATGTAGTAACCGCAGTTAACTAAACCAAAAGTATTTGGAAGTAATGGTTGCATGTAAGCAATACCACTTGCTTGTGGGTTAGCGATATAATATTCCATTACTGTATCAGATAATGTCTTGCCTATCTGTGAGTTTACTGTATTAGTATTGCGTACCCAAAAGTAATACAATGGTTGTACAATGTTAGTTTGATTTACATAACTCTGAACATTGTATAAGTTTACATCTTTTACTGTACCGGGACCAGTGTATGCAGATGGCGGGCTAGTGCTTTCTACCCAAGTATAGATTGCAGGATCGCTTCCAGGGAATAAAGTAGCCCAGTAATTTGAATTATATACTGGATCGTTTTGATGATAGTTTATATAACGTATGTTTGAAGTATCAAACCACATTGTGCCAATTTTTGTTTTGCCCCATGTTACAGCACTATCTATTGTAAAGCCATTGTTATAACTTGCAGGATCAATGTTAGATACAACGTCAATATTTTGTCTTACACTACCAAATATTTTACCTTGTAGCGGGTCGATGTAATCAAGATTAATAAGTGTATTGTTTGTTTGTGCGCTAAAGATTTGCATATTGTTGATTCTATTAATATCAACAATTGCGCTACTCTGTCTATAAACACTCCAATCTTGTACGCCAACTAAGTTATCATAGGCGATGACCTGTCCATCGACTGTATCAGGTCTATAGTGTGGTGCTCCTATTACAACCTTATTGTCACTGAAATCTAATGCTTCGCCGTATCGTGGTTGATTACCGTAAGTAATATCTCTAGCATTTACACTTTGAGCATATACATATGCGCCACAATTTGATAATGATTCATTATAATTGCTCAAATAATCAAACATATAAACTGCGCCAGCGTTAGGGAATGTATCTACCCAACGTGTTGCATTGTTGTCAAAGATTGTATCATTATCTTGATTTTCATCGTCAATAAAATCAAAAGTTGTTGCGCTGAAACGTGTTGCTGATGGTGCGCTAGCAACAAAACTATTATCTTCATTAAATTTGACAACTGTGCCAAATTGAGTTTGTGTACCAACATGTGGGCAAGTAATTAATTGTGTCTGTGTATAAATTTCAAATCCTAATTGTGATAATGTCTCCTTATCTGTGACACTAATAACCAACTGTTGATTCAAGTTGGCAATGTCAGGATTGTTTATACCTATAATTAAATTACCGTCTGTAACAGTGCCAGTTCCTAAACCTGTTTGCAGGGCAGTTAATGTTGAACCAACGCTATATGATATGCTTGTTGTTCCAGCAATATAATTCCATTCTTCTTGTGTTGTAGTTCCTAAAGTTAAAATTCTATATGATTTATTATATTCTAATGTAGAAACACTGTAAGTTACAGGGCTTGCAACAACATTTGTAATTTTTGCAGCATTAATTGTTTCTGCTACTGTTTCAGCTAAACCTGCAATTTTTACTAGATAACCATTTATTAATAAATTTCTGTAGTAACTTGCTGTTCCTGTACCTGATCCTGATGTTGCGGCAACAAACACTGATCCTACTTGATATGAACCACCTGTTGTTCCTGCAACTGCATCCCAATCTGTATCTCCTAAACTTACAATTGTATAAGTTTCTCCAAGTACAAAACTTCCTGCATTTACTACAGGTTGTGTTACATTAGTAGGAGTTACGCTGGTAATCTGTCCATATTTTTCAGCAGCATTTGTGAAACGATGCACTGCGCCTTCATAATTGAAACTGTCAAGTTCGTATGGCGCGCCAACAATTATTTCATTAGCATATGTGTTAGTATCTACACTTGTACCAAAATTTACACCAGTACGAGGTGTATTTTCTGTGTTAAGAATTTGTTTTTCAACAAACTGGCATGTACCAACGCTAATTATGTCTCCTACATTTAATGGTGTAGAGTAAACAAAGGCAGTACCTATGACTGAGTAATTATTATCTTGTACTAAAACACCATTTACAGTTACATCTAAAGGACTCATTTGCAACGTTGCATAAGTGTTTGTTATACCTGCTTTTGCCACAAGTGTTTCTTCTGTATTGGTATTGCGTGTTGTCTTAATTGTAATAGTGTTAGTGAGTGTATCTACACTTGCAACATAATATGTTTGATAAGGATTAATTCCAGTGCCAGTTAAACCTGCTGTTGTTTTACTTGAAAATACTACTGGTTTGTCCTCAGCAAAATAAGATACGTCTGATAATTGAATTGCGTTATTGGCATAAACATCAGTGACATTTACCCCATATGTGTATGGTGCGGATGCCATTTGGAAATATTGAATATTATCGACCGTAGTGAAAGGGGCCTCATAATTTTGAACTATTCTGTCAAACACATACGCTTGACCCCAATTTTCTACTGAACCGCTATAATCATAGTTTGGAGCACCTACTACAACTGTTTCACTGTAATAATCTGTTGCAATAGATGCACCAAAGTTATCACCTAATGAAAGCCCCGTGCCAGTAATTGCGTTTACATATTCATAAGATATTTGTTTTGCTGTACCACTACCACTGCCTGCACCTGTTGCAATAAACTTAATACCAATCTTATTTTCTACTGCACCAATAGCAGTAAAGTCTGTTGGGTCAGCATAGACTGTGCCTGTGCCTGTAATTGTATCTGTTGCAGTAAAGATAGTGCCTGGTTTGTTACTAGTTGCCCCAATCAATGTAAAGTTTGTAGTACCTTGATAGGCAATTTCATAAGTATTTCCAGCGACAATTTCTGTCGCATTTATTAAAGTTCCTAATGAAGTAATTTCGTAAACTTGATTAGTATTAAAGTACCCTGCATCATAGGCAATATTTTGTTTCTTAAAGATATAAACATAATTGATTTCTGATGCAGAAATATACAGCCAGTTATCATCATCGCTTAATGCTATTGATGTCCCCCAGTTTGTAACTCCTATCGGTGCTGATATTTCCCAAATTGGTAGCAATGCATTTGTAACATTGGTATCATTCCAAGTGTAAATTACAACCTTAGAATTTGTTGTAGGTTGTGAAATTACAAATGTATTGTTGTTGTGTGCGATTGATGTACCAAAACTAGTATCGCCGGTTAGTGTTTCGAATAATTCTAATTTATTATCAACAGTGTCATAACGATACACTTCACCTAATGTGGCGTCACCAACTAGATAACCTATGTTTTTGTTATAGGCTACGCTTGTACCATAATTTTCTGAATATGCTTTTGAACTAAACTTATCATTAAATGCAGAATCATATTGATAATTTAATGACTTACGGTATACTGCCCAACCACCATCATCATTTTCATCTACCCATACAGTATTCTTAGTGAATTCACTTGACAATAATGGTAGTGTTGGTATGTCTGATGGTTTGTCTACTCGCTGACTTACAAACTTTAAGCAAGTGCCTTGACCTGTAATATTAACAGCATTTGTTGTTATAAATGTTACTGTAATTTGTTTTGGATTTACTATATCAGCAACAGTATAATAACCATTTACGCTTGCGTTAAAATTGATAATGGCTATCAAATCATATTGTGATAAATTGTGTACTCCATTAAATGTTATAGTTGCAGTACCATTTAAATTACTACGCAAATTTATAACATTAACAGGTGGAGTAGAATAGTTGTAATCTTCATTTAATATGTCAGGAGTATACACATTCCACTTGGCGAGATAGTTCGCAATCCAAACATAATCACGAACATAAAATTGTTCAATAGGTACGATATTACCAGCTTTATTCACAGCATTTGGTAGTTGTGAATAATAATAGGCTGACATTTTTACGTCATTATAATTTACGTAACCTGCGTCTGGATAAACTGTGCTTGGTTCATAACTTGTAGTATACAGAACATTAGGATCAGTAATAGGTGTTGAATAATTAAACAATTTATTCAAAGGAATATATTGCTGTATTCCCGGAGTATGAACTCCGTTCGTTAATGAAACTGTGGCGGGGTTGCCAGTTAGTTTGCTTTCTTGTAAACGCATCTCAATGAAGTTGTCGTTGAGTACCCCACCAAACTTACCGGATAGTATACCCCAATTTTCATAAGTTTCATATTCAATGCCGCCTTGTGGTAAATTTGCGCCTTTGAATGCGTTGACTGCGTTTTTAGTACCTTTATTCTTTATTAAGTTTCTATAGACATTAACTTGTGTTACATCAGACAAATCTGCTGCCTGCATGTAATCACGGGGTCTATACCCAATCAGACCAAAACTCAATAGATCAGCGTCAGATTCAAGATTGGTTTGATTGATATTATAGTACAACGTACTTTCATAACTGCGTGTGCTGCTGTTTGGCAGCAAGCCTTTTGAAATTTCATTATAATCAGTAATAATCCAATCTTTTTCTTGGAACGCTAATGCAGGTTGAATAATCTTTAATGCAGTCCAATACTTGTTCTTAAACTTGACAATTTGCCCCTTAGTATAACGTACATTTTTTGACCATTCTTGAATGTTGTCTTGGTTATAAATGAACCCTGACGCAAACATCGTGCCGTTCCATTCAGCAGTTTTACTGCCTACAACATAAACACGATTTTGACGTAAGCCAGTAATTAAGTTATACAATATATCATTAAATTCTGTAACGTTATCAAACACTATGCCATGTTCAATATTTGAAATGTTAAATTGACCATAACTAATTGTATCACCTTCATTTAATGGTGATACACTAAACTTAGTTTCTTCACGCAATATTGCAAGATCATTCAATGGTATAGGGAATAAATTTTGATTTAGTACAAAATTTTGTTTTTGTAATGTCAATGGTTGTACAATTGAACTTTCTCTATCAATTAGTAATGTTATTGCTGCAGGATTTAAGTTTATAGTGCTTGATACTTCCCAGCCTGATTGTGCCCAGTATAGAAACTCAGATATCATGGCTGTCCAGTCAACAGTAATTCCATTAATTACAGTGTCCCATTTAGCGCCTACTTTTTCAGTCCAAGCACCGTAGCTGCTTAAGAATTGGCATACATCTTGGACACTATAAAATTGTGTGCCGTAAGGAATGACTTCTTCATTATCGCTATAATCTACTGCCACCTTTACTGTTATTTGATCTACAGTGATAGTTTTAAATGCGCCGCCGTAAACAGGTCTTAATACTGTAAAGTACGCATTTTTCTGGCTATTACCATAAACTTTATATCCTTCATCAGTAATTTGTATAATCACTGAAGTGTAAATCAGTTTATCAAATGGTTGATTTTCATATAACAATACCTGATAACTTGCATCAGGAATTAATAGTGATGTGTTAGTCGCTGCCGGTGTTGCTTTTTCGACAAAGAATTTTAGCATAGTTTTATCACTAAAACCAGCAAGACGATATACTAATCTTACATCAAGATTATACAATAATGATTCCATGTTTGCGGTTGCATCAATACCTTGTTGTTTTTGAAAATCAACTATCCAGTTTATGAATGAGGTCTTTGGTGTGCCGTTTCCGTAAATTTTAACGTTATCCAATATCAAATGTTCACGATCATTTACAAGATATTGATTAAATGTCTCATTATAACGATAATTGTCAAGGTCTATACAAAGGTTAAAGAACTTAGCAGGGTTCATTAATGCATAGATTCTGATATAGTCAAATGGCCAAGTTGAACTACGACGATATGATAACTCAGTTGGTCCCATGTCGCCAACCTGCCAATCACGTTGGAATATATTTGCATTATAATTACCTACAACTGAGAACCAAGGTTCAGTTAGTGTACCTGCCTCATTCACAGGTAATACACTTAAAAATTTTGCAAACTCATCATCGTACTCAGCAGTACCTTTTTCCTTATCCGTACGTGTAATACTTGTGTTTACGTAGCCCGCACCATTATTGTAAATATAACCGTCAAAAATATCTTGCCATAAAATTAAGTTGTTTATAGTATATGGGGCAGCACCATAACGTTCTTCCCACCAATTTGGCTCGTTTGCGAAACCTAACATTTGCCATGGTGTGCTATTTGGTGTTGTAGTATCAAAATAATATTGATACAATCCGCGCCAATAACCTTGTTGAATTACTGAATTATTAAATCTACTTTGGCTATTGCTCCAGTTATATGTCCATGGGTTAGATTTGTTATAAACTTGAAGTTTAAAATCAACACGATTTTGTCCAACCCAATCTAAAAATTGACTACTGTATATTTCTAACCACTGATCATAATTAAAATCAGTTTTTCTAAATGCGCTAGGCATAAAGTCAAATGAATTAATAGGACTGACAAGACCTTCAAGTTTTAGATTGTTATAAATTCTTTTCTCAAATTCAAGTAAAGCCTGATCTCTAAAATCTTCTAACGCACCTGTAATAAAATCATAGTTGCCATATAATTTGTTATATGACCCATCATGACCTACTATGAAATAAGTTGGTATAGTATAATTGCTGTCTAGTACAACTGATGGAATAGTGGCCGGATACATACCCAACTTAGTTGGTGTATTTGGAACATAACTTCCGTAAGTTTGATTGTACTCATTGATAGTAACAGTGTCATTTACTTGCAAATCTTTAGTAATTTCTAAAGTTGGGCTAGTTGCACTTATAATATAATCAACGCCCTTTATCAATTGAATAGTTTGAGTTATGTTACCTATTTTTCTAGTTAGATATACTAAAACTCCATAATAATTTGCAGTAGAATAATCATATGTTCTGCTCAATGGGAAATAACTTGTATCGACAAAGTTTTTAAATGTATAAGTGTTAGTAGCATATGGTGCCTTACTTGGCAGCATGTCTGACCAAAAGAAACTTTGTTCTTGACTTTTTGAAGTAGTAATTAAATCAAGAGCATTATTCAAAATTTCTGACGGATTATATTGTTGCAAATATTCTGAATTATTAACAGTATCAACAAGTAAGGTTTTATATTTTACGTATTCACGACTGTTAAACAATAGCGCATCAAATACGCCGTTACTTTCAATGCGGTTAAACGCTCCAACTGCTGCTAAACTTGCACTGTTCTGAATAATCTTATCGCCCCATGGTACAAGATTACCTAAGTCACGATAGTTGTTTGCGCCAAATAATGTGCCTGTAAAGTTTGGATTATTATAGAAAATACTTGTGTATTGTCGGCGAATATCACCAACGTTTGTTTTAGTTAAATTTTCGTTGAATGGATTATTGTTTAAATTAATTGGTATTGAATAATATCCTACATCGCTTACTTCATCGCTAAGTAGCGAAACTTCAATCTTTGTATCAATCAAACTATCAATATTTTCAACGGGTATAGTTACAGTTGTGCTACCATTAAATTTACCCTGATTCAAATTTGGATCTGTAGTAGTTACAGTATAAGAATCTTTTGACAATGGTTTGTTATTGACAGCAACTTGTATTACTGGCCATGAATTTTCTTGCTGAGTGTTTACTTTTACATCGCATGTGAAACTATATTTTGCAAGACCAAACGCTGTCCCCTTTTCATGTGAGGTCGCTACTGTTCCATCAACGCCTCTAGTAATTCCAGTAAACAAGTATTGTATTTGACCTGTCTCTAATACAACTGATTGTCTACCTGTATAATGAATAATTTCATTATTGATTAACAAATATCCAGAGTTATAGAAACCTTGTACTGTGTCAACTTTAATATCTTTAACTGAAGTTCTATCCAAACTTTCTTGCAAAGCAGCGATTGGATAATTATGCGTATAGTCGAACTCAAAGAGTTGATATTGAACGCTAGGCGCAACTGCTGTTTGCCAGCCTAGCAATTTGTTGTTATCTTCTCTTGTATAGTAATTGTAAACATAACCAGTACTTACATTAAGTGTAATTGGTTGTTTTGTAGTATTATCTACGTAATTAAAAGTGGCACTATTAAATGACACATCGAAACTTATATCGCCGGTATTTGAAAGAGAACTGTATGCTAGTGGGAATCCCAAAACAGAATCATCTGTTCCCGAACCTAATTCATACGCAAATAATTTATTTCCAGCAAAGTCACTGCCTTGATATATTATTTTATTACTAAAACTTATTCCATTTTTGTCGAATATATCAAACAATGGAGGTTGATTTACATCTGTTTTTTGTTGTCCCTTTACCCATAAGGAACCATCAAACCAAAAAGTTTTTCCAGTATTAAAATTGCCGCGCAGTATAACTGTTTGATCGTTTTCGTAAATATTACCATCACTAGTTTCAGTTAGTGTTATAACTGGATTTCCACCTACTGTATAACTTTCTATTGTTACAGTATAAATTTTGTCTCTTACACTTGCTTCTTGGTCTACAGCGAAAATAACCTTTGCGCCGTTAAAGAGTGCATAATTGTCATTATTGATGTCATTTGCAATAAATGATCGGTTAGTGCCGTAAGTTGCAGGTATAGCATCTTCCCAATATACAGTTATTGTTAAAGTATTAATACCTTCAATACTTAAGATTCTTGCGTCACTAGGAAGAATTGGTTCCAATCCTGACACTGTATAATCTGGAATATCGCTGATGTATTGACCAATTTGGAATGAGCCAGAAATAGGAACATTATCTGAACTAGAACTAAACACATCTGCTGTAGGTATTGTTATGGTAGTATATGTTAAAGGATTGCCTGTGCCTGTACCTGAGTCAGTGGCTACGACTTTAACTTGGTCACCTACACTATAAGTTTCCCCAACTGTACCTGCTACATAATTCCAGTCGGTGGATCCCAATGATGCAATCTCATAAGTTTGACCGATTAGAAAACTATTACTTGAGATACCTGTAACTAAATTAATTGTGCCTGTATATCTTGTATAAACTTCAACATCTGGATAATATACAGGTTGACCATTAACCATACTGAAAGCATCAGTAGTTCTGTAATCTATAAAGTCAACTGAACTTTTTCCATATGTTCCTTGATTAAACAATTTTAAGTTTGGATAAAATTCAATAATTGGTCTGTAGGCTTTATTTTCTTCAGAGGCATACTCTGTTAAAATATTTGAATTGTAATTATATTCTGCTGTTGCCTTAATTACATCTATATGGAACCAACGATTACTACGTGACCAAGGATTTTTACTTAAACTGTTTCTTGCAATAGTAATATAATCTTTAGTTTCAGGTAAATTATCCGCTGCATCAAAATTTGTAGTATCAAAAGGTAAACTATCGTAAGGAATAGGTTGACTTACTGTATAATTTTCTGGTGTGTTTAAATCTCTTACATCAATTAACTCAATTGCTGTGCCAACACCCTGTACATAATATTCTGACTGTGCATACTTTTCAGGGAATATATCACCACTAAATGATACTTTTAATCCGTTAGTAAAGTTTACTATTTGACCATTAGGTATAGCAATGCTATAATTTTTCTTCCCTAAAATTGTGTATATGTCGAGTGTGTTAGTACTATTATTTTCGATAATTCGCAATGACCCAACTTTATTTGGATTGCTACTATCTTGATAATATAATTTGTCTAATGATGCAGTAATGTAAGGTACTTTTGAAATTGTACCAGAATTAGTTTGTTTGTAGAACGGTATATTAATATACTGTGTTCCGTATTGTGGCACGATTCTTTCATTAGTTGGAATTAAAGAATACGGTACCAAACGTAAAATAGGATTAGTAATATCATCAGTATTTTCTACATAGGTTATTTTATAAAAATAATTGTTAACAGAACTATAAAAACCTTCTTCGTATAATCCTTCATTAATATTGGCTGTCATTGTTCCTGATGCGGTTGTTAACGCAACTTCCGGGCCACCAATACTCAATGAAACTGTGAACTGTGTTGGACCTAAAATATCTTTTACATAGTAAATTACATCTGTTAATGCACCGTTATATTGATTAATGTTGCCAAATACTGTACCAGTAAATGTAACAACATTATTTACCTGCAAATTACTTGTGCTTGCTACAGTTAGTGCATTAATACCAGAAGTAGTGTTGGTAACTGTTAATGTTAATGGCGGTACATTTAAATTAAAATCTACATCATTTATATTAGTGTCATAAGGACTGCCATTGTAATATACGCTAGTATAAGCAAGTTCGCCTGTCTCTCCAGTATTATAAAATAGTACAGTGAGTCCTTCTAATTCTGTAACACCATCAATATTTTGTACATCGTTTAATAATTGACCATTTATATTTTTAAAAGGTATGGTTGACACGACATCTACAGTGTTGTTACCTGTTTTAATATCTTCGTTTTGTGCATCGGCCGCTGGAACTGTAAATGTAATTACGCCATTTGTAGCACCGTTATTATAAACGCCATTTTCTTCGCCTAATCTTACACTAAAGTTGGGCTGTGTTGGAGATACTCCATCAACACCAGGTTCACCCTGAATCCAAAATTGACTGTCTTGATTTACGATAAAACGATATGTGCCGCCGCGCAATAATGTTAGTGTAGGATTTATACCACCGACAGATGTTTCTGCTGCTCTAATAAAATAGTCATTTGGTTCATCTGTGACGATATAATCTGTTGTAGTGTATACATTTGAAGTGCTAATCTCTACGGCTGGCAAGCCATCTTTTAACCAATAATACTGATTAAAATTAATAATTTGGTCGAGACTTACGAAAGAATCCCAACTGTAAAATTGACTTGTAAATAATTTATTATTATCAGAAACTAGTGCGCCTTCATTGGTAAGTGCATCTAGCATACCAGGATAACTGATAAAGTCCTTGGCAGTCATTTCGTCAGGCTTAGTAAATACAACACCAGGATCTAACTGATAATCTTTACGTGTCTTAGTTGGTTCTACAACATATTTTTCGTTAGCGTTAACACCATAACCAAAACGACTGCCAACATAGCCTTGCATCTTTGTAGAAACAGGTGGATTAACCAACTGGTCTAATGTTGCACTAAGGAATTGGCTATTTGTTGGGGTCTGAAATACTTCAGGTAAAAATTCTAATGTTCTAATTCTTGCCATTTTATCCTGCTCTTAATTCGTTTGGTGTTAGTGCTGCAATTACGACAATATCATTGGCTGTGGCCGCATTTACAAAAATTTCATATGGTTGGCATTTAATTTCATATAGATCACCGAACGTTTCATTTGGATCATTTGGAACTAATACTGCTGAACTTATGAAATCTCCGCACTCACTATGTAAATATGCGGCAAGTTCGCTAAAGTAGAATGTATCACCAAAATTCCAATTTTGGATGTTAAAATAATTATTCATTGCTGTTAACACGGCGCTACGAATTTCACTATTACTTGCTGTAGTTGTTGATGTTTTAATAACCTTAATTGTACCTTGCAATGCTTGAGCAGCCTTAGGTCCAAATAATGGCTTAAACACTACACTATTTAACACCATGCTATCACTCAACATTTTGTAATTTTGTAATTGTGTATAGTCAGTGTTTAGTTCGGTCATAGTTGGACGTTCTGGTTCTGGAACTGTGCCTGTTGTGTCCTGAATATAATTTTGATATTGAGTATAATAAGCCTGTGTTACCAAATATACGTCAATAATATTTGTTGTGGCAGGATCAATGCGTGTTGTGTTATTACTATTATGAGTATATTTGTATGTTAAGCCTTGGCGACCATACATCATACTGTAGCGTGGGTTGCCATCTGCCAATTTAGATTCAATTACAATATAAGAAGGAGTGGTTACCCCAGACTCTTGAATTGTTGTATAAAATTTATTCATCGCATAAGCAAAGAAAACTTGTCCCAATACATAATCATATTTTGCTACTTCAATTTCATCTTTTGTTGCATATGTATAAACAATATCTGATGTAGGCAATAATTGTTGTCTTGTCAAGTTTAAAGCATCTACGATAGTTTCAAAGAAAACATATTTTCCTGTATTGCTTGCACCTACTGTTACGCCAGTAATGTCATTAAAGAAGTCTGGATTAGTTATTAACACACCATTGTTATCTGTAGTTGGACTTACTTTAACTTCAAAATCATTTATATAACCGTCACTTTCAACAGTTTGTCCAACAATGTTTATTTCATAATTTTTTGCTAATGGTAAAGAACTATTTGGGAGTGTGTTTAAACTTAAAATGTTAACGTTATCGTGTAATACTTTACCAGTGTATGGGTCGTACACTAGTTCATTTAATGGGTAAGTAAAGCGCACATCGCTTACACTGCCAAAGTAATATTCAATAGATTTAAAGTAAACATCATATGTATTTGTGCCTGGTTGAGCAACAAACTTTACAAAGTATGGTTCGTATGTTACAGGTTTAATTATCCAACGATCGGCGTCTATCTTAATAGAATTGTCAAATACAAGTGTAAAACTTTCATTAAGTTCTATTCTTTGTCTTGCAGATAGTAAAACATCGCGTGGAAGGTCGTTGCTAAACGCAGGTATTATTTGTGCTACAACTGCGCCTGTTGGTACATAACCATTTAATTGAATTGGTCCAGTGCCATTAGGCAACTTTCCTAAACCATTATTACTACCATCACCTGTAACACTTAATACAGTTACCCAATAGTATGTAATGTCGCTGGTTGTTGGCACGCCTGATATTAGTCTATAATTATTATCAAAATAATAACCATTTGGTGCTGTAATTTTAAGCATTGCGCCTTTGGTTAAATATTTTAGATTTGTTGAACTTGTAACACCTACTGCTAATGGAACGTTGTTAGGTAATTCGTAATTATAAACATATCCATTTATTGAATTGGCATCTACAACTGCTGTTTGCCAGTAAACTGTTCCATCACCACTCGCTGCATTTAAACTATATCTAGGATAAAATGAAGTATAATATTGATAAGATTGTACACTACCAAGTTGATTTGGAACATCCGTAGTTAAGTAACGAATGATATCGCTTACGTTATCCCATACAAAAAGTTGATGTTGTTCTAGTGGCTCTTGGCTTGGTGGATTTCTTAAATACCATAGACCACCATCGTTGCCCAAACTTAATACACTTGAGTATTTGCCTGTTGGATCGAGCAAATCTAAATTCTTTGATACACCAATTGAACTACGATTGATGGCTTTTGATTTTATAATTGAACTGTATAATGTATATGGGAAGTTATTGTAATCTTCACCATTAACCATACGATTCTGTGTATAATAACGTGTTGGGGCACGTTGTTTAATACTTGCTAAATTTTCGCGTGCCTGTGCATTTGAAACTGGTTCGGTCAATTGCAAGCCAAATGTAATTGTTTCTTGGCGACCTACTCTGCTGATATATGCTATTGAAATAGTTAAACCCTGCATTTCGCTAGGATCAATCGTATATGTCAATGCGTTACCTGCACGAACATATGCGCGGAACGTACCAATTGGAATTTTACTGAATACGCCATCACCAAATACATAAGTAACTTGATCATTGTAACGTGACGATACGCTGAATATGCTACGCTGTGAACTTTCTGTTTGTAGGTATGCGTCGGCATAAACATCATCTACCTTTTTCCATTCAAATGTTGTTTGGTTATTATCGTTATATTGATATAACCAAGTATCGGTATTATTAATTCCTTCTATGTCAATGTTAACTGTTTGATTTGAAATTTGTTCTTGCAACACAAAATCGTAATTCTGTAATGTTCCTTGCTTAAAGTAAAAGAAGAAACCTGTATTAGGACTACCAAATCCTAATTTGTCATTTCTGTATAACATGTTAAGACGTTGACTTGGTGCAGGTGATATTTCATAAACGTTATCACTGTCAACGGCTGTAACACTTACGATTTCAAAATTCATACTAATATTGTCAATTGTACTATTAAAAGGAACAACAGGTAGTGTGTTAGGTGGAATTGATATTCCATATTCGCTAGTTGTCACTCCTAGTATTTCACTTACGTTACCTGGACGTCCTACACGTTGTGAGTTGATTAGTGCGGCGTTAATGATTGTGTTGAACTGTTCTAACCAATTTGGATTAGCAGGGTCATTCCATAATATAGGAAGATTACTTAAATTTTGACCATTTAAATCAGTGATACTTTGAGTTGTGCTTACACTATTAACCTTTAAATAACCCTGACCTGCAAGATTACGTTTTGGTGTATAACTTACTAAGTTTGCTAATTTTACAACGCTATCACGACGTTCTGCTGTGTCGATAAAGTTTTCACGGGCGTTTAAATCATTACGATAGGCCAGACCTTGACCCATGAATGCCATTACATCAAGCAAAGCAATAAATTCTGAACTTTCTGTATAATCGTTAAAAGTTTCTGGATAATAAGTACGCAAATAATCTATAAAACTCTTACGTAGTGTCTCATAATCGTAACTACGGAAGTCGGCTTGGCGGAAAGTTTGATAGATTGTACGCCAATCATTTACGCCAAATAATGATGTTTGTTTGCTACTATTAGCCATGTCTGGTCTCTTTTAATATATTTATCATACGGTAAAAACCGTATTTTTAAGAAATTACGCTATGCCCGCGCTACCTGTTTTACTATTAAAAAAGACGTTTAATACTTGCGCTTGATTGAATGGACTTATTGATATCTGTGTTTCTATTAGCATTCCGTTATCTTGGGGAAATATCTTTATATAACCAACTGTAATTCTTGGATCCATTGTACAAACTCTGCGTACTTCTTGTACAATCGCTTCTTGTGTATCTGTTGTGCTTGGTTCAAAAATAAATTGCCAAATTTTCGTGCCATATTGAGGTTGCCCTACTTTTTGTCCTTGCGGAATGTTAAATGCGTTTAATAAATCACGCACCACTAATTGTTCATCTGTTAATCTATAGCGTCTACCGCTGATGACAGGGTTGTTTATAGTACCCGGAGCACCATTTTTCCCGGGAGGAGGGTTAGTAGTTTTTGGTAAATTTGCACCTATTGTGCTAAATCCTATATAGTTTGGCATATAATTTTATTTATATATTATCCTAGCTTCAATTGTAGGTCTTGTGCTTCTTTTATCTTACCAGACCATTCAGCATAGGCCGCATCATATTCACTTTGTAAACTTTGTATAGCAGGATCTCCTTGAGTCAGTGAAGTTTTTGCCTTATCAAGTTTCTCTGCAATTTGTTTACGTTTTTTGTTTAACTTTGTTACCTCATCGACTGCATCAAAATACTTCTTTTGTAACTCAAGACGCTTTTTCTGTGCATCTTCATAAGTGCTGACAGTTTCTTCACTTACCTCACCCAATGGTCTTGGTGGTGGAATATCTGGATCTCCCAACAAACTAGAAGTTTGCGCTGTAAGTTCTTCACGGTTATTTGTATTCAATGCAATGACGGGCATTTTAATTGCGCTACCGCCACCTGGACCTAGTGCATTAATTTGTGCTTCTAGTTGTGCCGCTGCGCCTGCCGGCAACCCTGATTTAGCCAATGCTGCTGCCGCATCTAATGCAGGTAGTTTTATGTTATTCAATTGTGATGTTGCTTTATCAACAATAGTTGCTTTTAATTTACCAAACGCATCTTTTAATCCCCCAAGTTTACTTGCGGCCCCACCTAATGTTTTACTCAAAGCACCAGTCACTGCACTTAATGGGTTTTTTGAATTGTTCAATAATGCGCCTGCAGCCCCTGCGCCACCTGGTAAGTTTGTTAATCCGCTTGCCAACGCTGATACAGAACCAACTACTGTATTAACAGCACCACCCTTAAGTGTGTTTGCCACACCTGTGACACTGCCAAACGCTGATGTAATATCTTTTCCAGTAGTTCCTGTAACTGTATTAACTGCTGTAGCAACATTTAAAATTTTTGTTGCAGTACCACCGGTTGCATTATCTAATACATTGTTAACTGCACCGCTTACTGCTCCTGAAACCGCCCCCGATACCGCATTTTGTAGATTACCATTTGAACCTGCTAGACCTGATATTGCTCCAAGTACTGCGCCACCCTTTGCGTTTGGTGATAATGTTGCGGCAACACCTGCAACTTGTCCTAAAGTGCCTAATACATTTGTAGAGCCAGAGTTTGGATTTAAAGTTTTTTGTGCTGCTGATTGAAAATCTGCGGCTGCTCCACCGGCTGCACCTGCTAAATTTTTACCTAATGCGGCTGCTCCACCTGATAAACTATTTTGTAAACCTGATCCAAGTTTCTTAGCATCATTTAGTAATGTAGTACCTTTGCCTAACAAGCCACTCGCAGCATTAGTTGGGGCTCCTGGAACAGTTGATGCCTCTGCGGCAGCAGCCTCTGCTGCTTTTTTGGCTTCTTCTGCAACATTAACTGGCACACCTGCAGGCAATTTAGGGAATGCATTTTTAATTTTAGCAAATGTTGCGGCTGCAACACCTTTTACTGCATCAGCAACTTGTGCTAATCCCTTTAGTGCGGCTGCGCCACCTAATGCTTTTTTAAGTGAACCTAACCCTGAATTGACACCATCTGCTATACCACCTGCAATATTACCACTGCCAATTGCACCCATAACCTTACTTTGTACGCTACCTAAAGCAGAGCCCAATGCTCCGTCAACACTCGACATGCCAGGTATTGTGCTTGCAGCATTTTTTACTGCATCAATAGTAGGACCTAAGCCTTGTGTCGCAGCTGCTTTAACTACGCCAGCAATTTGACTTACGTTTTCTTTTCCGCTTATTACACCTGCATTTTGTAATGCTTGTTGACTATTTTGCATTACTGTTTGCATAGCATCTGCCTGTGCTTGAGGATTGGCGCAAAAAGCCTCAAGATTTTCTGCACCTTGTTTTCCAGTGAAAATGTTTGGTGGCAGTGCTTCTGCTAGTGAATAACCTGTATTAATTAATGAAGATACCAACGCTGATGTACCAGGTTTTATAATACCAGCCTGCTCCATTTGTTGTGGAGTCATAGCATATTGTCCAATCACTACAGCTGCGACCATTATGGTCCTCCTGTAGTTTTAATAATGCCGGCACCCTGTGCTGCTGCGGCTGCTGTTAATGGATTCTTCGAAGTATCTTGAGCCACTGAACCTAGAATTGCAGGCGTGCCTACTTTACCTATGCTACCACTGACTCCTGAAGTTGTTGGTTGAACAGCACTACTACTTGGCGCTAGTGTTCCACTTTCAGGCACCGAACCTGCGGCTACATTGTTAACACTTTGTACAGCGTCCGATGGTGCATCTGGGAAGTTTGCGCTAGCACCCAAATCAATTTGTACGTCTACGCCTTGGTTAGCATTAGCCCATGGTGCGTGAGCAGGCGCTCTTGATGCAATTGTGTTTAATTTGCCGGGAGCAGCCATAAATCCTTTTTCTTTATCGTATAGTGTATCTGTTTGTGGATAAACAGTTTGTTCTTCTACAGATTCGGGTGTTGTTGCAGGATCACCACTATTTAAATTTACCTTAGTACCATTTACAAATGCTTCTGCACCTGCAACCATACTTGCTTGTCCACCTGCTGACACAGCATATGCTCCTCCAATTAATGAGGTGAGTTTGCCTGCTATGTTTTCTGCATAGTCTTTTAAAACTTTTAGTTTGTAAGCACCATCACTTTGTACACTAATATCACCCTCTGCTCTTAAATTTAAGTTTCGTTTTGCGTGAATATTAACGTCACGGTCGGCATGTAGATTGATATCACCTTGTGTTCTTACGTTAAAACTATTTGTACTATAAATGTCTACAGTGCCTTCTTTGCCTAACTCAATATAACTTTGACCATTTGCGTGAATA